CGGGGCGGCGAGGCTGAAGATTATTCAGGACGCGCAGTTCACCAGCGCGCAGCAAATACTGCGAAGCGTCCTCGTTGTATCCCAGCCACTGCGTGATCTTCATTCGATGTCAGGCTGTAGTTCGGAGTGCCACCCCATCGACCGTGACGTTGGATAGGGAGTGCTATACGGGCGACCGCTAAGAGGGGTCACCACATCGTTCTCCATAGCGATGCGAAGGTCGCGGTTGAACATCTGCATTGCCCCGTCAGCGGGCTTGCCAGCGATCCTCGCGTACCACATCTCGCACGACGCAAGGATCGCCGTCCACATCTGGGGCGAGGCGTCGATGGCATCGGTGATGCTGTACTTCGTCTTGGCCGGGAGGATCAGAAGATCACTGGAGTAGAGGTTCGTGGCCCCGGTTGGAGACGGCGCTGGCGGTGTCGCTCCGCCGACCACGCCGCCGTCGAACTCATCCGGCTCCACTCCGTACTGGCTCGGGCGAATATGCCCGGCCGCCCCGCTGATTAGCAGTTGCGTGGGGCTGTTCCATTGGTTGATGCGGCGCTCTGCCACGAATGGCACCGTTGACCCAACGGGATCGGCATCCATTCCGGCAGCACCAAAACGGATATACGCTCCGGCGCAGTCTTGGGGGAAGGCAGTGCCGTCGCCCGTAACCGTAGGCACGTTGCTCGCGCCCACCGTTGCGAGACTGACCGTCCCCTGACGGCAAATCCGCTCATACCCCATGTACTTGATCGGCTGCGGCGTCACCCGGTAGGTGTAATGCACCACCGTGCTGTCGGTCGGGACGCCAACGAACCGCACCTGATAGCGGTCGGGATACAGGTCCGATCGCATGATCGTGTAGTAGTACGGCTCACCCGCGCCCCGCGTGTTGACCTCCAGCCGCTGCCACTCCTGCGGCGTGATGTAGCAGTGCAGGGTGCCGACCGTGTTCGTGACAAGGGTGTCGATGTCTTTGAGGTCGAGCGGGAGATCGTAGTAAGTTTGCGGCATCACGGTGATGCCAGAGCCGCTCTGGTTTGCGGCCACATCGAGCGTGACGGCATTGCCGCTGACGCTCACAATCCTCGCCGGGGCAGGGAAGTGGGATGCGGATACTTCGACCATGCGGCCGGGAACAAACCCCGTGGCGCTGGCGACGAAGATCACCTTGCTGCCAGTGGTGACCGTTGCTGTGGTGCGTATCTGATTAGTGGTGAACGAGCCGGTTCGCTGATACCACAGCCAGTGGCGGCACTGCGTCACCTCGCGCACGCCGTTGATGACCGCTTGACGCACGGCATGGTGTTCGCCGTCCTGCGCCCCTCCGCCGGTCGAGGCCAGTAGATAGGCAACAGCATCCTGCGCGGTGTTCATTTGGCCTTCTTCCGCCCGTACTTGCTGACGACATACTCACGCAACTCACCTTGTTTCATGGTCGGATGCCGCCGCCTCTCGACCTTCATCATCTCCCGGGTCAGACGCTCGCTTAGTGGCTTCGCCTGCGGGCGAGGCTGGGGGATGCCCTTGTGGCTGACCGCACCCGTCACGGTCAGGTTGCGCTCCATTGCCACCCGCTTTACATCGGCAACGCTGTCGATCCACGCCTTGGGATCGCCGGGGCCACGCTTGTCGGCCAGCCCGGAGCAGTAGTACTTGCCGCTGGGATTGATCCCGGCCCGCTTGGCCGCAGCCACCATCTGCCGCGCATGATCTGGCGGCATGCTGTCGAGTTGCTCGTTATTGTACCGCCCCTGCATCAGGGTCCGGTCAGTTCCCTTTACGGCGGGTGGGCTTTGCAGGGCCAGCATTTCGGCAAGTCGCGGGGCCACGCCCGTGCTGATCATGTCCACGTAATGCCTTTGCACATCCACGCTCGCAGTCTGGATGTCGAAGGGCAGATCGTTCGTGTTCATACAGGTACTCCCATGCTCTTTTTAGTGACGCCTCGTTGTCTCCCAGCAGCCCTAGCGCCCGGTTACATGCGTGGCACAGAAGACCGCGCACAGAGTTGTTAACATGGCAATGATCCACACACAGTGTTGGCTGACGGCATCCGCATATCTGACAGCGTCCACGGCACCTCCTGTGCAAAGCGTCATACTGCTCTGGCGTCACTCGGTAACGCAGCCAGAGATTTGATCGCCTCTTGTTCTCGCGGTTGTAGACGCGCGGCATCAGCCCTGCGGCTGGAGTTCAGGGGGAACTTGGGGCGGCCCACCCGCCCCCTCCGCTGCCTGCTCCGGTGGGGGGGGGAGGCCGGGCGGCGCGGGAGGGGGCGCTGGCGGGGGAGGGGGCGGAAGCAAATACGGTGCGGCGTCGATGTCGAGGCTGTCGGCCCAATCGCGAATCAGGGCGTTGAACGGCTCGACCACACCACTGCCAGCGAGGTTGCTCAGAATCGGGCCAAGCGTCTGCACCGACAACTGCATCTGCTCGACGCGAGATGCCTTGTTTGGCTTGCGGGCGCTGCCTGCCTCGACACGGTACAGCAGTTCCCTCGTCAGGCTGACAAGGTCGCGGCGGGAGATGAACTGCGCCCACCCGGCGGCACCCATCCTGCCCAGCACGGGGACAACGTCCTGCGGCTCAAGCAGCCACCGCGCCGCCAACGCCTCGCGACGAGCGAGGAGCGACATGCAGTCCTCCAACTCGTTCGCCATGTTGTCGGGCCGGATGCTGATGTTCTCGTTCTTGATCGTTGCTTCTGCGGCACTTCTGAAGGAACTTCTGGTGTAGCCATACGCGAGTTCTGACAGGCCCGTGCGCTTGGCAAACTCGTCCATGATGGCGGAGATGATGTCCCACAAGTCGCGGGTCACCTGCGGCATCTGGAATACGCTGATGATGTCCTCCACCCGGCGGCCAAGCAGTTCCGACAACTCGATGATCTTGAACCCGCCCTCGGATGGGGCCAGCAACTGCTCTTTGATCGTCTCGTCTGCCGCCTTCTGCACGGCTACGACGGTCTCGCACGACGTTGCGATACGGGTGGCGAGGAATGAGAAGCACCAGTTCAGCAGCCGCAGTTCACCGATCGCCGGGCGGATGTGCGACACGGGCCACGCATAGCCGGGCTTCCGGTGGAACGCCAGCATCGTGAACGGCCAGCCGTGCGGGTCCACGTAGAACGGGATCGGCCACGACGCCCGGGGGATGATGCTTGCTGGAATGCCCAACTGGGGATCGACCTCCTCCTGCATGACAGAGGGAGGAAGGTTGAGCGGGTAGTCCACGCCCTCGCACACGACGAGATAGCAGTATCTGCCCACGGCGTCGAACACGCCCTTGCTTTCCTTGGGCGAGTCCTTGAAACGGTCGCCCATGCCGGTCTTCGACCAAATCTTGTAGAAGGTGACCAACTGGTTGGTCGTGTCCTTCTTCTTCTTGCCCTGCGGCTCACGACGCAGGCTCTGCGGCGACTGCGAGTCGAGGTGCTTCTTCAAGTCCTCGGGCGGAATGCCGTAGGTGGCGGCCACCTCATCCAGCGGGCGAACGCACTTGCGAGCGCACCACAGCATGTCGTCTTCGTTGTCGAAGTCGGGGTCGATCAAAAGGTTGTCAACGGTGTCATAGAACGAGCCGATCATCCGCATCTGCGGCTGCATGGCATCGCCAGAGGCATCGAGCGCGACGAGTTCTGTCCAGAACACACCAGCACCCTTGATCATCGCCTCGTTCACCACCTTGCGGGCCTGACGCTTGAGATCGAGTTCGACGGGGGTCCAGTTCAGGTAGGACTCCATCAGTTTGGAGGCGATCTTGCGGCCAGCCCGCTCCTCCTCCTCCGACTTCACGGTCTCGATGATCTGCATCTGCTCCGGGCTTGGCGCGCCGCCGGGGCCAAGCGGCTGGTCGAGGCCCATCTGCGACAGAGGGATGTCGGGCGGCTCCATCACAGTGACCGTCCGCACCGGGTTGCGGTGGTAGATCACACTGGCAAAGATTTCGACCAACTCAAAAACCTTGTTCAGTTGCATCCTGAACGAGGGCGGCGCGATGGAGGAGTTGTAGCCACGCTCCCCACGCGCATAGGAATCCTTCCACATCCAGTTGTGGTCGCCGTCAAAGAACAGACTCGCCTCTTTGGCGTCGTCCGCGAACGGCTTCTTGTACTTCTCGGCGGCTTTGAGTTTCTTCACCCAAGTGCCGACGATCTGCCGGAGGGGATTACTGCTTGGAAGGCTTTCGGCCACTGGTCGGCTCCGCAGTCAGTTCGCGAATAGTGGCCGTAGACGGGGCAAAGTCCCACACGCCCAAGTCCTGCCAGCCGTGGTCGCCCCGCAATGCCGGGTCGTCCTTGTGATGGCAGGAGTTGTGAACCATCGCATACCCTGACGGTGTAAAGGTCAGAATGCTTATGGTCGTGCTACCCGGCTGCTTCATCACGAAGCCAACCACGGGATCGCTGAAGTGGTGATAGTCCTTGGAAAACAGGACCGTATCACCGATCTCCGGGCGGGGCATTCTCCATTCAGTTGTCACTGGCGCGTCCTCCTTGTGGCCCCAAGAATACATACCCGGGACCGCTCTCCCCCAACCGTTTTCTTCGCTCACGCTGCCACTTCACCCACCACGGGTCTGGCTCACCATTTCGCACCGGAGGCTGGTGGTACTTCGGGCGGTATGCGCAGAGATATTCAAGGCACTGGCACAAGTGAACCTCGCCTTTGGTGTTCGGCCGGTCTGTCACGATGGCCGTTCCAGCAACGTAGTTCACCAGTTTCCTGTACCGCTTTAGTTCCCGCTCCAGATCGGGGCAGGAGTTACGCAGCACCCGGAGCGCTGGGGAGCCGCTCGGGCGGATGTGCAGGGCCGTGCGGGTGCTTTCGGTGCGGGCCGCTATGTCATCACAGCCAGCAAGAAAACTGGACCCCGTGATCTGGCTGCGGATTCCACGGGTCAGGAGTTGCTCCGTATATTGCTCGACCGGGAGGCGGCCGGAGCCGATGTCTCTCAATCGGCCACCGTGGGCGTCGATGAGGAACGCATGGAAATGCCAATCCCGCACCCTCTCGGCAAACTTGTCGCCAAAGATCGTGGCGTTGCACTGCCGCAGATAGAGTTGGTCATAGACCAGCCAGTAACTCTCGTCTGGGGGAACGGCAGCGAATAGCACAGCGGTGACGGCGTGGCCCGGGTCAACGACGGCGTACCGGCACCAGTTGTGCGGCACCTGTCCCTCTGGCAATTCCGACCGATCCATCCCGTGGATTCGCATGTCAAAGTTTGGGTAGACCAGTACGCTGTCGGTAATGAAGTCGCCCTCGCTTCGCATGCGGAGAACGTCTTCACCGATGGCGGCCCACCGCTCGATTGACTTCTTCTTCTCGGCTGTGTCGAGGAAGGGATTGTCGAGCATCCGCAGTTTGAACTGCCGAATCTCCGACTTCTCGCCCAACGCCTCTTCACTGGCGTCGGCTCGCTCCTTCAGGCCAAGCAGGGCGTTATTAGTGCTATGTGGCATAGCACTCCAGCAGAACTTTCCTTTGCGGTCTACAAGTCGTGCCTGTAACTCCGGCACCCAATTCTCATTATTGATATCTTCGTCGATGTGGCATCTGTCGCATTGAAAACCTTGCACGGGCTCGCCTTCGCTGGAGAAGAAATGAATCTCCCAGCCGGTGTGCAGTTTGCAGTACTGCATGTAGTTAGCCGACTTCAGCACCCAACTCGTTGACTTCACCAACCGGGGCGGAATCAGCGGCGGGGCAGGCTTTGTCTCTGCCTTGCGATGCTCGTCGGTCGCGGGGTTGTAGGCCCGCCACTCGTTCGTCTGCTCGTCTTTGATGATGCGGAAGGCACCGGCGCGGAAGAGGAGAGGCACGCACACCAATCCGATGTGCTTCCAATCCTTTCCGACGATAACGAGAATGCCTTCCTGCGGGTACTTGCCGTGCGGGTCTTGGTTGGTCACGCACCGCGCGTCTTCCACAAACGTCGAAAGGCTCTTACCAGATCGGTTGCCACCGATGACCAGAATCTCAGACGCTCGGCACTCATGTATCTTCTCCTGATTCTCGTTCGGCCTGTACAGGCGCAGCGCCTCCAGCCTCCGGTCCCGAATTTCGCTTTGGAGTTCTTTTAAGGAGTCTTTCTGAAACTGTGTGATCCCTGACTGCGGCGGCAATATCGGAGGGGATACCTTCGGGTGCCGCTTCCTTG